GAGAGACTGTATAAGCAATTTTATATTGCAATGACTAGAAAAATATTTAGGAGAATATTGATGAGATAAAGAAGGATAAAAACTTAACCTGGATAGAATCAGAACAGATAATTTTTGCATGGCTGGATAAAGACAATCAGGTTACTCCGTTAACGGACGAGCAATTAAATCCGGTATGGAAAATACTAAATTACGAAACAGGGAAATATGAATCTGTTCAGAAACACTTCCGAGTATTTGAAGTGTAGAAGTTTTGTGATACAAAGTGTAAACGTAAGAAAAAATAATACATTTGCGGTCAATTTGTTATCGACAGTTGACCGCAAGCACGGTATAATAGACATAGATCTAATAAGAAAACCAAATAATCATTACTGTAAAATGTCAGGTAATGGTAGTCATCATTTATAATTGGAAGGAACAGGTTGGCTTTACCCTAATGGTGGAAAATCCACCATTTTTCCACCCAAACTGTAATTCCTCAGATGAAAACAGGTTTTCTTATCTTTTCTGAAATTGACAGAAAAAGCAGTAAAATCAAGGCTTTGAATGACTTTGATTGACGTAGAATGCAAGCTGTTTTCTGTACCAGGATGAACTCCTAAGACTCTATTGTAGGTTCGATTCCTATAGGGAACGCTCTATTTTAAGCGGTAATGAGAGAAAAATCATTGCCGTTTTTTTGTTGTTTTTCTGCTAACAGCAAATCAAAAAATGAGCATTTTTGCTAACAGAAAATGCAAATTGCTAACAGTAAAATTATTGTAGATTTGCTAACAGGAATGAAAAGCTATAATGCAGCTGGTGTAAAAGGTTGTAAATTCTTGTAGCTAACAAAAGGGTGATGATAAAAAATATTTCTGCTTGGAAAATATCAAGCCTGAATGAGTATTCCGTTCAGATTAGATTAGGTTCTAATCTGGTCGGATCTTTTTATTTCAGGAAGAAGGAGGATGCCTATGGCAGAAAAAGTGGATCAGATCAGGCAGTATTTACACCTAATGACGCAAACAACTACAATACCGTAACTAGAACAATAACTGTTAAAGTAACTAAAGCAACACCGGTAATTGCAGAGAAAAGGAGATTCAATTAAGCCATACATCAAGGACGACAGCGGCAAGGAAGGCTGGGATGTTATCAAGCCACAGCTTGAAGAAGCTAAGGCAGGCGATACGGTAACGGTTGCAATGAACGGAACAACTGTAGTACCGAAAGATGTAATTGACAGTATCAAGGGCAAAGATACAACACTTGTTCTGGATATGGGAAATGGTCTTTCCTGGAAGATTTATGGAAAGGATATTACTGATGCAGCTGGAGATATTGATTTTGATGTGACAGTCGGAGCCGACGCCGGAAAATCCATTCCTGTGGATGTGATCAATAACGTGACCGGGGAACATTCTTCCTTGAATCTGACTCTTGCTTATGACGGAGAGTTTGGATTTGCAGCCACACTGACCGTCAACATGGAATCAAAGAATGCAGGACTGTATGCGAACCTGTTCTACTACAATGAACAGACCGGAGAACTGGAATTTATCAGCGCCGGACAGATTGATCCGGATGGAAATGTGGAACTTGTATTTACCCATGCATCAGATTACACGATTGTTGTTGATGCCAAGATTATGAGTGATAACGGTCAGGCAGACAACAAATCTGATGAAACCATTCCTGCACCTAAGACAGATGACAGCACTTCAAAATATGCATGGAATAATACGATAATCATTATTATAGGTATCTGTATTATACTGAATGTTTTTGGAGCTGTATTCTATGTAAGAAAAAAGAGTGGTTCTGAGGAAGAATAAGTATCTGACATAGTAATTGAATAAAAGTGGGAATGTGGGAGCGTACTGGCAAAGGGTGTAACAGTATAAACATGAAAAGCGGTGTATGTCTTGATGAAGAGACGTATGCCGCTTATTTGCGTCAAAAATGATAGAAAACTAAAAGAAAAAAAGAAAAAAGAAAAAAACTAAAGAAAAAAAGAAACTAAAAGAAAAAAGAAAAAAAACCTCAGTCTGGAATATTTTTTGTCGGTGAAACTTTTTGCGGGAATACAGCGTCAAAATCGTAGAATATATCAAAAGAATATGTGTTACAATAAATACCGAAAAATAATTGCATGCAGTTTTCAAAAGTGAGGAAAGGATATATGTCGGACAGAAAAAAAGAACAGGCGGTGGAGCGTGCCCTGACGGAAGGGTATGAGAAGTATTACCGTCTTGCTTATAGTTATGTACATAATGAAGCGGACGCGCTGGATATTGTACAGGAAGCAGCCTATAAAGCTATTTTAAAAAGTGACAGCCTGAAGGAGCCGCAATACGTGGAGACCTGGGTGTACCGGATCGTGATCAACGAGGCGTGCAGCTTCCTGCGCAGCCGGAAGGAGAGCGTGGATGTGGAGGAGATCCAGGCGGCAAGTGAAGATATCTATGAAAATATTGATTTAAAGCGCGCAATAGAAAATCTTGACCCAAAGGATCGTGCCATCGTAGTCCTACGATTTTTTGAGGACAGGCAGCTGGAGGAGATCGCGAAGATCCTGGATGAGAACCTGAGTACGGTAAAGAGCAGGCTGTACCGGGTGATGAAAAAACTGCGGCTGAACCTCGAGGGCAGCATGGGCTGAGCAATCCGTAGTCAAAGTCGTGGGATTTTGCCCCGACATCATATATAGGCAGGACATAAGACAGATACAGACAAAGAGATATAGGAAGATATAGGAAGAGATAACATGACCGGTCCGAACCGACCGGGCAGATGGAGAATAGATATGACAGAACAGGAACAGTTGAGACAATTAAAAGAGGAGTATGAGAATATGATAATACCCGAAGCGGGACGGGAACGGCTGCAGGCAGGTATCGACAGAGCCCGGATGGAGAAAAAAAGAGTAGAGCACGCCAGAAGGCGTTCTGCATGGACAGCAGTGGCGGCTGCAGCAGTCGTGATGATCGCACTGCCAAATACCAATATACAGATAGCCCATGCCATGGAAAATATTCCGTTGCTGGGTGGCTTTTTTAGGCTGGTAACAGTGCGGCAGTACAATTACAGTGACGAGAACCATGATGCTGAAGTAGAACTTGCACAGATCAACTATGGAGAAGACGCAGGAGAAGGTGCTTCCGTTGGAGAAGTGGCAGCCACTCCTAAGGGCACAGCAGCCGGAAGTGTGGAAGGTGTCGGACAGGAGGCTGCGGTAGCAAATCTGTCGGAAGACGGTGTGGAAGCGGTCAACCAGGATATGGAGGCTACGGTAGAGGAACTGATCCGTCAGTTCGAGGATACCTTATCCGAGGAAGGATACCATGGTCTGCATGTGTCCCAGGAGGTCGTTACGGACAATGAGAGGTATTACACCGTAAAATTAAGCGTGTTGGAGACGGAAGCCAGCGGCTACGAGAATAATCAGTTTTATACGATTGATAAACAGACGGGAAATGTGGTGACACTGGAAGATCTGTTTGTGGAAGGGAGCGACTATATTTCCGCGATCAGCGAGAACATTAAGACCCAGATGCAGGAGCAGATGGCGGCGGACGAAGGCGTGATCTATTTCCTGGATAATGACGATATGCCGGAATTCAATTTTCAGGGGATCACGGAGCAGACGAACTTCTATTTTAATGAAAAAGACGAACTGGTCATTGCCTTTGACGAATACGAAGTGGCTCCCGGTTCTATGGGAGCACCGGAATTTGTGATTCCGCAGGAAGTGACGGCAGCAATTTTAAAGTAAGCAAAAAATATCTAAATGGGGAAACTCCCGCATATCATGAAACAAAAGGATATGCGGGAGTTTTTTTATGTCATTGATTGTATTGGATGCGGGGCATGGTGGGGGATGGTCGGAAATACGGCTACTATTCTATAAATCCAGCATTTATGCGGGTTACAGGCTTTATTCTACCATGAGGTAATAGTGGAATTCAAGGGTATTTGTATCCTTGTAGAACACAATCTTACGCACAATGCCACGGAGGGCTTCCGCTTTCAGGTCATTCGGTGCGTCACTTTCGATAATATCCAGGACAGACTGCACACGGCTTAAGAACTGCTCCTTGTAGTTCTCAGGACCGGAGGCAGCAGTCGTCAGCTCTGAGAGCAGAGCTTCCAAATCTGCACGGCGCTTCTCGATCATCTCTTTGTTCCGCTTGTAATCTTCCAGAGTATCAATTTCATTCAGATATGCTTCCTTGATGCGTTCCAGCTTACGATCCAGGGAAGCCAGTTCACGCTGGTAACGCTGCCTGTCCAGCTCTACAGTCGGCTCATAGGTGCGGACAAGCTCAAAGGATACGTCCGTGACGCTCTCCAGTACCTCATGGAGCGACGATATTACGGCATCGGTAAGTTTCTTGGCCGAGATGTATTGCGAGCCTGTATGAAGCCCTTTCATGTATCCTAGACACTGGAAGCCCTCGCCGGAGATATAAGATCCGCCGTGAGTGGACTTCCGGGGATAACCTTCTTTATGTGACAGGGACTTGCCACAGACTGGACATTTTACAAGACCGGACAGCCAGTGCTTCGTGTGGGAGACTGGATGCTCATAGCGCTGCATGATCTTCTTGCTGCGCTCCCGGCGCTCTTGGACGATGTCCCAGGTATTCTGATCGATAATCGGGGGATGGTGGCTGTCACTGATGATCCATTCCTCGGGATCCCGCAGGGTACTGGTGGCACTGGATTCCCGCATGTTATAACGTACTTTGCCGATGTAAAATGGATTCTCCAGTATGTAGATCACACCTTCCTGATCAAAACGCTTGCCAGTCTTTGTCTTGTATCCATGGTCATTCAGATCTCTGGTGATGTAATTGATGTCACTGCCGGAGGCGTACATATCAAAGATCTTCCGGACAATGGCAGCCGCCTGCTCTTCGATGACAGGATTTTCATTCGGGGCTTTGGTGTATCCCAGTGGCATCTTACCATTATAGAGACCCTTGCGGGCGCGGGAGAGCATGGAACGGCGGACTTCCCCGGAGAGGTTCACGGAGTAGAACTCATCCTGCCACTCAATGATCATTTCAATGAGGCGGCCATACATGCCGTCGATCAGAGGCTCACTGACGGATACCACATCGATTCCGAGCTTTTTCCGGAGCATGGACTTGTAAAAGGTGCTCTCGTCCTGATTACGGGCGAAACGACTGAATTTCCACAGGACTACAACATCGAAGGGCTTGGGTTTTGTCTTCGCTGTAGCAATCATATTCTGGAAAGCATACCGGTTACTGGACTTGCGGCCGGAGCGTCCGTCCTCTTCGACAAAGATATACTCAGACGGCAGCAGGATGTTATGCTGCAGGCAGTACTTTTTGATCTCCTCAAGCTGGGATTCCGGGGAATATTCCAGCTGATCATCAGTGCTGACACGGATATAGGCAGCACCGGTGCGGATCCGGTCCGTGGACTCCGTAGACTTACGCATCACTTTCTTAGACATTGCACATTCCTCCTAAGTAAATGTACGGAAAAATGGGCATAAAAATGCCCGGACATATGTTCGCATTGCAATTTGTCCGGGAAAATGATAAAATTCATTTGTTCAGGATGATTTTTATCGGGTTTCCCGGTAAGATCGGATCAGCTCTGGCGTGCCAACGCTGGGGCTGATTTTTTTAGTTTTTAAATTTATCAGTGTTGCAGCAACGTTTGCAAGGAATATAACCAACCTGTTGTGCATCTTTAAGACTAATGCGCTTAGGATTTTCCAACCCTGAGCAATGTTGCAGGCTATGAAATTTATTGCTGTTTTCCGATATCCAAACGCGATCTTCTTGTGTAATATTAACGTTCAAAATTTGCCCGAGATAAGTTATATCCTGAGGAAAAATTTTACAATGTCTATTTAACTCAACATCCAATGTACGACTCAAGCGGCTATAAGGATTTTTATATTCAAAAAGACTAAGGACAAATAGTAATTTACTTAATCCACGGATAGGGACGGGTTCGTCCTCACCGAAAATTTCGTGTGAACGTAAAATGTTACTGCTTGTATAATTATATATGCGTCCGCCATGTGCAGACATATTGCGATAGTCCATACAAATAAACAAGGTATCCATCATCAGTTTGCATAATGCCTCTTCTGAAAGACCTAATTTTTCAGAATTATACAGATAAGAAACCATCAATTTCTTTTGGGGCATTTTGAATTGATCGATATAGTTGATTATTGTGGAAAAATAAATACTTTTGAATAATATCCATGGTGGTACAATTCCATATTTTTCCATATAATGATGAATTGGTTCTTTGTCAGTGGTTAAAGCCTCATTCATTGTATGAAGAATGCCGTTAAGAGAGAAGCGCTCTTTTCGCTTTCTCTTGTTTTGGTAATTACGATATTGTAGATAAGAAGAAGGATCTACCCCAAATGATTGAGCAATTACATTGGCAGCAATCTCTTTAATATGCTCTTCTAAATCCTGCATAGAAGCCATTACTGTATTACGTAGAGCTTTATCAAAAAAATATAGAGAAGATATTTGCTCAAAGCTTACACCATCGCGGTACATGATTGTATCATCGGATTTAAGGATATATGGGTCTCTATAACTTTTAATCAGATTGGAATAACCAAACAGTCTCAAGCCGGTAAGAGCATGATCTTGGTCGTAGATAGTTAGATTTTGAGATATAAGCTTTTTCAACTGATCTTCAGGTGTTGAATAGTAGATTTTATCTCCCATGAATCATTAATCCTCCTTTGTATGCAAAAAGAGCCTTGGAATACAATTCCAAGACTCTTTCGCGACCGCACAGCAGTCATTCACTAATTAGTGACATTATATCATATGCAAAAATCTTGTCAAGTATTCTAAACAAAAAATATATTATGTAAATTGTTATTTTTGGAAAGTTGCACCGGTGCAACTATATCAGCTCCAACACAACTATGGGTCGAAGTAGATAACATTATTTGTGTGCTCCGATCTCGATCATATCCACGGAGCATTTTCTGTCGTAGTCCCCATTGATGATATGTGCATACTCATGCAGATAAGATTTCTGGTTCTGCTCGAAGGACAGAGCATCGTTCAGGACGATGGTAAAGCTCATATCGGGATTTGTCACCACATAGGCTTTGATGCTGTATGGCAGCGTTGCCAGTACTGAATGGATATCCATGTCAGCCACCTCCTCAGAATATGTATGAGCCTTGGTCATCCGTTCTGGTTGCTCATTCGGTCGATCATCTCTTTTACAAACTGGATGTCCTCCGGCTTCACCTTACGGGAAGCATCGAAGAGGACCTTGTATTCCGGATTTTCAAAGAGAAACTGCGCCATATCTCTGGCATCTTCATTCAAATAATATGATGCAGAATCCGCAGATTGACTTTCTAATAAATCGGATTTTTCTATATGAAGCCAGTTGCAGATAGATTGAATTTTATCCATTCGAGGCATTTTCTTACCGTTACACCAATCAGATACGGTTGCAGAAGAAACGCCTATGTATTTACAAAGATCTGCCTGGTTTTTACCGTTTATTTCCAAAAAATGAAGAAGGTTTTTGGAAAATACTTTTTTGTATTCTTCATCTGACATTTACTGTACCTCCATTTGCTATGATTATAAGCTAAAAGCGATGAAAAATCAATACAAAACACAAAATATTTAACTTTTGGTATTGACAGCTAGCTGAAAGCGAGTATAATGTAAAACAGAAAGGCGGTGATATTTACTTGAAAGTCTCACTTAAAGCATTACGAGTGAATGCTAATTTGAATCAAAAAGAAGTAGCGGCAATGATGAATATATCTCCGAATACGCTTATGAATTGGGAGAGTAACTATACTTCTCCAGATGTATTACAATTATCAAAGCTGTGCACAATTTATAAGTGTACGATAGATGATATTTTTTTGCCTGATAAACTAGCTAAAAGCTAGCATTGCAGCAAAGGAGGAAGAGTAGATGACATGGATTCTTGCAATAATAGCAGCGATTTGTGCAGTGGGCTGGGTGTTTAGCTGGCTGTCGTTCAAAACATTGGCGCACTATTTTAAGGAAAAGGGATATCCAATGCCTGAGGAAAAGGATATCAAGAGAAACTCAGACAGCATAATAAAAGAAATTTTATCTAAACTCCCAGTTCTTTTTTTATAAGTTCCATTAAAATGGCGCTGGCAATCTGCGCTGCGGCTGAAACGGAAGAAGCCCCAATTTTAGAAAAGATGTTCTTTGTTTTATCCCATATATTGTCGGCACGAACTTCATCCAAAAATTGATGACCAGCGTATGTGAGATCAAGAACATAAATAACAGAAGACGAATAGGGATTGTGAACCGTTTTTGCATTTATAAAGTTTGCTTCTTGAAGCTTTAAGCAAGTGTATTCCAGTTCATCGTGCGAATAATTTTCTAATAGATTCTCTAAATCTTTGATTCGCAGTTCATGATTAAATGGTTGTTTTTCAACTTCAAGGAGAATAGAACGCATACAATCAAGATCTAATTTCATGGTGGAATCACTCCTTTGAATTTTATGAATTGTTAACTGAACATTATCAATTATAGAAAAAGAGGATAGAGGATGCAAGAAATTTTATAGGGAAGGAGGCAGCAGGAGTGATAAGACCGGATGGGACACAAAGTGCAAAAGTAATACAAGTGATTGAAACAAAATCTAAAAGAGGTCTGGGGACAGAAAAAGACCCAGTACGTGAAGTTGTTCAGTACTGGGATTTCGAAGGAAATTTTCTGGCAGAGATGGATAAAGAACATTGTAAGCCACTCATTGAATATGACGCGAAGGTCGTCAAGGAGTCTATTTGCGTAGGAACTGTTCCGCATCCATAAAGGCAAGTTCTGAGTCGATGAAAGTTACCATTGCTGTGATAAAGGATTTTAGGTCATCAGTAGTATAACTCTCATGTTTCCTGGTGTAATGTGTTTCATCATTACCAATCCAGGCAGAAGCTTTTGCCAATGCCTTAATTCGTTTGTTATCAATATAGTCATTGATACATGGAGAGAGTTGTTTTGTTTTAATTGTTTCTTCGGACTCTGGGGACATAAGAATTGCAAAGTCTTTGACTAAGAATTCAAGAGCTTTGCGATACCCCATGCCACATATTTCTGAAAGACCCCATTGTTCTGCTTTTTCGGCCTGATTATATATTTCTACAAACTTAGGAGAAAGAGAGGAAATTCTATCAGAAAAATAGGAAACTTCTTCTCCATCAGGAACCAGACGTATTTGTGATAAACGATTAGTGGTTCCGGCAGATGGATAGGGGCATTGATAAACTCCCATAAAACAGGCCTCACAACTGTGACAAAAAAACAAAATAAAGACATAACAGTTGAGACTTTCTCGCTGAATATAGAACGATGTCAGAACTTGTGCATCTGTACCTGTATCGCAGATAGGGCAAACTCCTGGAGTAGGGTATTCGAACCTGTATCCTGGCTCATTGGAGACAATATTTATTGGATTTATTTTTTTATACATTATAACTCCACCTTTCAAACTTATTTTATCACAAGAACGGGGAGCTGCAAATGAACTTTTTAGGAAGGAGGAATAACCAATGAGCAAAGTAGATGAGCTGATCGATGCACTGGCTGAGCACATCAAAAAGCGTATCGATGAAGGTAATGACATGGAGAATGAGATCACCGAAAAGACGAAGGCTCTCGCAGAGCTGGTGTCTGCAAGAGCCCAGTGGGATTAATGGTTGTTGCCGGTTTCTTTATCGATAGTATCCATAATGGTATTGAAGAAGGTAGTTACTTCCTTAGCTGTGTCAGATGCATCTGAGCATTTTACAATCAAATCATTTTGGATAGCTAATTCGGTAAAAGTTTTGGCAAGTGTGTACTTTGTTGATTCATTCAAAATCATAACACAATCTCCTTTCTTTTGTACTCGGCTGCTGCAACAGCCTGTAAGTACAGTATAGGAAAAGGAGAAATCGGTTTCAATATGGTAGGCATTTCGATTTATCGAACGAACCACTTCGGAGAAACGAAGTGCAGTAAGAAGGAGATGACAGGAATGGAGAAAATCGACAGATTATATGCTCTGCTGGAGCGTGATGACATTGACGAGGACACTAAAGCAGCGCTGCGGTGGGCAATCTTCCAGCTAGAAAATGCAACTTAGACAACCATGGCACCATAAGCTGTAAAAAAGCAGTCAGGAGGTACATATGCGGATTGTAAATTTAATCCACATCGGGGACCAGGTATTGTCACTGGATGATATGGATCCCATGAAAAAGGCAGAGATTGCATTACGGCTGAATGAACAGAGCCTGAAGACTCTGGGGTATGCAGTCAAGAAGGAAAAAGAAACAGCATAACTGCAAATATCCGTGCCCTGTACGTGGTGTATTCCCAACACCACACTCCCCTTTTACACAATTAGCGTGTGTGTCCAGGTTTCCCCACCTGGGCACCACGTAGAGGGCATGGACAAGCATATAGATCACGTTCTGTGCGTGGTGTCATCTGACAGCACCACACCTCCGTTGGGACACACCGCTACTGCTATGGCGGGATGGAACCTCTTTTCAAGTGGTGCCCGTGTTAAAGCGGGCACTGCGCAGAGAGCGTGATCGGGAAGGACAAATAACATGAGTACGTATACAGATCCAGAGCATTTCGTGGAAGAGGTTATGTGGAATAAAAATATGGGAACATACTGGACAGCCTGTAATCGTCCGCTTGCTGAGCAGACGTATGAGCGTGTCAAAAAGATGATCTCGGAAGCAAAGTATTACGAATTTGATGGAGTGCAGTTTATTACGGTAAACAAGATGCAGGAAAAGACACTGTTATTATATTTTGAGACTTTGCAGGACATGTATGAGAGAAAAATCTGCGAAATTAATGATATGAGATGCCAGATAGTGGAGGTGGGTATATGAGCAGAGAAAAACTCGGACAATTTATCAGGGATGCAAGAGAAGTACGGGATCTGACACAGGAAATGCTTGCTGAGCAGATCGGATATTCACGCGACACGGTCAGTCGCTGGGAGAAAGGTGAGACAGCTATCACAGTAGAGACACTGATTAAGATACTGAAAGTGACACGAATGCAGGTAACTATAGGGGACGAGGAGGCAAAGGTATGTATAAAGATATTGTGATATCGTTTCTCGGAGCTTTGCTCTTGGAGCCGGTATTTAAGACAACAGAAGTAGGAGAGCAGATCGCCATGATCATGGGTTTGGCGGCTATGCTTTTTATTTTTTGCCTTTTTTGCGAGGAACAGGCAGAAAAATGGCAAGAAAAGCGCCGGAGGGCACGAATTATGGAGCTGAGGATAGCGAAACTGAGAGGAGGTGGGATGCGTGAAAGACGAGAGAGTGCAGGAGATTATGGAGAGGTTGGAACAGACCCCAACAGAGCCGTTGATGATGCTGGTTGACCACGAGGCGCAGGAGGTTTTTCCGTATGTTCTCCGAAAGTATCAGGACGCACATCTGGTCATGATGAAGGGTATCCGGTACATCACAATCACCGATGATGCCATCCGGGTCATACTGGACCGCCTGCAGCGTGAGAGGGCAGATTTTAAACGCACAGTGGAGTACTACGACAGGGAGATCCAGGGCGTGGAGTACCTGCTGACAGGCAAAAAGCGGTACTACTGGTCACCGGATAATTACATAGTAGAGCCTGTCTACGCAGAGCAATAAAAAAGCCGGCATTTGGCGATGCCGGCCAGCTCACAGAGCTACGTATATAGACAAGGTTATTGTAACTCTGTGGACTAAAAAAGTCAAGAAAAATGGGGCTTTCGATAGCCCCTGCGCACTTGATAAAGATATTAAAGTTAGGATACAGAGACATGGTTAAGAGAAAGAAAATGAGACTGAAGCATGGGGATGTCCTGGATGTAGAAGAGTACCATGATGGGAACTACGGAGGAAAGGGAAAGATCAGACAGAAGAAGGAGAAGCCAACCAAGGAACAGGTGCGGCTGATCAACCGGAGGAATAAGGCGAGGCTGTGCCGGTGGAGACTGATACATTATTTTGACCAGGGAGATCTGTTTATCACATGGACCTATGAGGTAGGGAACCGTCCGCCAGATATGGCAGGAGCGCTGAAGGACTTTCAGACGGCGATGGCAAAGGTCAGAAAGATCTATCGGTTGAGGGGTGCCCCACTATACTGGATCCGCAATATCGAACGCGGTACCAAGGGAGCCTGGCACATCCATCTTGTGATCAAGCAGACACCGGAGGGTGATGCGGCTGCCATTGTAACCAAGGCATGGACCAAGGGAGGTACCTACGTGGCGGAGATCCGGAACAGCAAATTTAACGGGGATGACATGGAGTTACTGGCAAACTACCTGACAAAGGACGAGCACACGGCGGAGCCCCGGCAAGACGGCACACCGGGCAAACCCAGAATTGCGGAGTCCTCCTACAATACCAGCCGTAATATGCCGCTCCCGGAGCCAAAAGAGGACAAGCTGGTCCGCTGGAAACCGGAGGTCAAGCCGCCCAAGGGATATTACATAGCCCGGATCCATGAGGGCATCAATCCGGTCACAGGGTTTTTGTATCGGAGTTACACACTGATCAGATTAAAAACACAGGAGCGGAAGAAACCGCCGAACAGGGTAAGGAGGTGTTGATTTTGGAAACTATAGAAATGTATGTGAGTACTACTCTTCATGGATCCGCAAAGAGGACCGGGAAGGTAATGTATACTCTCCGGATGAAAATGGGAGAAAAGCAGTACTATGAGAAACCGGCGGAGATAGGGAAGGCGGACGGAACAGCCAACCGGCTGGTGCTGTGGAGTATTTGTCGGGCACTGGAGCGTATGCAGGGCAAGAGAACGATCCTTATCCACACGGAGAATACTTACGTCGCATCCGTGATCAATCAGAGATGGGTGGAGACATGGGAACGGAATGACTGGAAGAACAGCAGAGGGAATGAGATCAAGGATGCGGACCTCTGGAAGCAGATACTGGAGAAATCCCGGAAAATGCGTCATGACATCGCTGCTGTGGCCGGACAGCATGAGTACTCCGATGCATTCGCCTACAATATGTCCAAAATAAACGCAGAATATAACATTTTTGCAAAAGTAGAGTTCGAAGAGGTAACACCAGTACATGACAGGTGTTAGAGACCATTTCGGTGAAGCCGCCGGGATGGTGAAAATATAACAAATGAACTGGTAAAGAAAATTTACAAGTTGCACCGGTGCAATACCGGGAAAGGAGAACAGATGGAAAAGAAATTTGGAATATTTAATACCGTAGAGGAGCTGAACAGGGCAGCAGCCGCCCAGAAGGAAGAGGGAGACCTGGAAGCGCTGATCGGGATAGCTGTTGAGAACGGACTGGAGAAAGAAGATGCCGAGGAGTACATGGAGAGCGAGGACCCGGAAGACTTTCTCTGTAATGCCACGATGGCGGCCATCGGCAAGCTGAACATGGAGGAACAGGACCTGCACCTTGAAAGTCAAATGAAGGACTGGAAGGACTTTATCGTACAGATGCTGACAGACTATCCGATGGATCATCCGGAGGACGGTGCTGCGTTGGCAAATGCTGTATTTGCCCCGGGCAAGCAGTTACTGGACGTGCTGGCCGCCGGACTGAAGCTGGCATCGAAAAACCGAGTAACGGTTGACCGGAGAATTACGAAGGCAGCAGGACTGCCGGAGAGCGCCGGGCAGATCGGGATGTGCGGCCGGGATGATCTGAAAAAGATCATCTTGGATTATTACATGGGAGAGAAGAAATGATTGTATACAAAGCAACGAACAATGATATGACCTGCACGATGGGGCACGGAATATTCCAGTATCAGTTAGGAGTACCGGCTACGGCGGAAAAATCAAAGTGCGGTGATACCGGTCTCCATGCCTGCGAGTATGTACTGGACTGTGCGAGATACTATGGACTGGGTAGGGATCACCGGTATTTTAAGGCAAAGGCAGAAGGAGACATAGCGGAAGACGGTAGTAATACACGCATTGCATGCACGAGGCTGACATTGTTGAAAGAACTGACCAACCGTGATATCGCCAAAGAAGCCATGCTTTACATGATACATCATCCTCGCCGGGATAATTGGGAAGCGTCTAACCTTATGGTGCAGGTAAAGGAGAACACAGCAGAGATCAGAATCCCCGACGGGATCGCCATTGCCAGGGGAATCCATCCCAAAGTAAGCGGCTGTGACGGAGCACACCTGGGGCTGATCCGGGAAGAAAAAGGAAAGATCACGGCGGCCAAGATTTTTGATGTGGATGGAGTCTATATCCTGCCGGGCGTGTGGTACACGCTAGAGGACCTGGCAGAAGCAGAGAGGAGGCAGCAGTCATGAAGTGGACAGAAATACTCAGGGCGCCGATGATACCGGCAGATGCAAAAAGAACTAAGCAGATCACATTCCAGACAACGGAGAATTACCTGATCCTGGATGTGTGGAGGGGCGGAAACAATACCTGCCGTCATGCGATCAACCTGAAAACATGGGAGTACGGCACCTATTATCCGGATACCGGCATAAAGCAGGCAACAAATATCAACAGCTGTACAGATAACTACGAAAGAAGTCAGTGGGATTACCGGCTGAAAGAGAAAGAATGGCTGACACCGGAGCAGATTCGGAAACTGGATAGTCTTACCAGAGAGAAGAAGGACTGGGTAAAAGATGTACTGCAGCGCATAGAGCGGATGGAGACGGACTATAATGCAGAAAAGCGGGAACAGGCCAGAAACAGCAAAGAAGAGCGCATCCGCAGACTGATGAGCAAATGTCCGCGTCCGGGGAAGAAAGTATATGACTGGATCACAGAGCAGATGGTAGGGGATCTCCAGTATGCCTTTTATGACAAGCAGAAAAAGACCTGTCATTGTACGGCCTGTGGTGGGAATTTTCCGGAAGAGGCAGCAGGCATCCCGGTAAAGCACAGGAAGCAGATCACCTGCCCGCTGTGTGGACATACACTGACCGTGGATAAGAGAGCGGATTTATTAATCGTTGCAACAGACTGGCTTACCATGATCCATAACGTGGATGATAAACAGGGAGTGGAGCGGCACTTTAAGGTAAAAGTGGAGTGGGACAGATACGGAACGAGAACCACGGAGCTGGAGGAGCATATCCGGCTGATGATGCTGCGGAACACAGCAAAGAATATCATGAAAGTCTATTACTATGGGAGTGATTACTGGCCTGGATGGAGCACGGGAAATAACAGCAGCCGAAGATGGCACAGTGCCTATCTGTATCCGGACACAGAAGGTATTCAGGCCGGATTGCATGGGACGGCATATCAGGTATGGACAGATGTATTTCCGATGCTTGCCCAGATGGGAATAAAAGCGCACTATAACGGTCTCATGGGGGAAAGTAATCGGGAGTTTACCGGTATTGCGGAATATATGGCAAAGGGACGCTTTTACCGCCTGCTGGATGAACTGTCACAGTGCATCACCTACTGGGGTGGATATTCCGGGAGCACGATTGATGTATCTGGGGAAAGCGTAGAAGAAATCCTGCAGATAGAGGATAAACAGCTGATCAACCGCCTCAGACAGGCAGACGGCGGAATGTGTATGCTGCGCTGGCTGCAGTGGTCCGACCTCAACAAAAAGAAGCTGTCAGAGCAGTACATATCCTGGGCAGAAAAAAATAAGATCGACCCGGATAATTATCTGCGGTCGGAAGCAAAGCAATACCTGACACCGGAACAATTAATGAATTACATCAACCGGCAGAAAAAAGAAAGCTATCCAAGCAGAACGATAGCGGGAGTCTGGAATCAGTACGAGGATTATCTCAGTATAGCAAAAGAACTGGGAAAACACATGGATGATGCTCTGGTGCACCGTCCAAGAGAATTGAAGCGCCGACATGATGAAGTCAATGCCGAGATGGAATTGCGCAGGGAAGAGATCCAGCGGAAACGGAATGCAAGAGAAGCGGCAAGACAGGCACAGGAAATGAGGGACAAGTATCCGGGATATGAGGATATCCTCTCCGAGATCAGCGAGAAGTTTGAGTATCAGAATGACACCTATTGCATTGTGGTTCCCAGGGACTTTATGGAGATTACGGCAGAGGGCATGGCACTGCATCACTGTGTAGGCAATACAGAGAGGTATTTTGACCGGATTGTCAGCAGAGAGACCTATATCTGCTTCTTGAGGCAGCAGGAGTCTCCGGACAAGCCTTTTTACACGATCGAGGTGGAGCCGGGCGGTACAATCCGCCAGCACCGGGGAGCCTATGACGAAGAACCGGGCATAGAGGAGATCAAGCCGTTCCTCCGTGAGTGGCAGAAAGTAATCCGCAAGCGTATGAGCAAGCAGGATCATGAGTATGCGGCACAGAGCGAAATCCTGCGCCAAAAAAACATAGAAGAACTGAAGGCAAAAAATAATACTGTAGTCCTGAAAGGACTAGCGGAAGATCTGATGGAGGTAATCTGAATGTATTTTGTTGCAGACACAGAGAAAAGGCAATGTGAAATCAATGGGATAACAGTGAAGGAGCGCGGGGTGTATCTGTTCCGATTCCGGGCAGACGGAGATATAAAATGGGCACATGCAAGAGTAGATGAGATTGACGAAAGCAAAATAATGCTCCGGACATGTGCAGGAATGCCTGCAATCGCAGTACCCATAGATGACGTACTGGAAGTACACGGCGGAGAGGCCAAGGTGGAAGAATTCGGGGAAGATATCATGTTGAGTCTGATACGAGGAGAGATTTATTCAGAGAGCACCAAAAGTCTATTAAAAGGAGACAGGTAATGGAACATATCATTTATCAAAAAACATATCAGGAATATAAACAGGAGCTGGATGCAGTCCTCACCCGGACGGCGGAGGACTTTGTGCAGATCGGTTATCTGCTCAAGGTGGCCAGAGATACAAATATCCTGGCAGAGAGCGGATATGCAACAGTGACGGACTTTGCCAAAGCGGAATATGGCATAGATAAGACGCAGGTGAGCCGCTTTATCAGCATTAACGACAGATTTTCGGAAAACGGGTACTCGGATCACCTCATGCAGAATTACCAGGGATTTGGATATGCAAAGCTGACACTGATGTTGCAGATCCCGAATGAGATTAACGAGGCATTACCGCCTACACTGTCAAAAACAGAGATTCAAGCCATCAAGGATGAGGTAGATGCGGAGAGCCAGGTATCTGACATCGAGGTGGAGATTGAGAAGGCAGAGGCAGCAGCCGTAACGGATAAGCCCATGCTTCCGCCGGAGGGATCACCGTTACAGCGTAACCTCTGGCAGTTGGGGAAGGAGCAGGAAGATCTCTTCCGGAAGCTGTGGGAAATATGCAATAAAAGCAATTATCCCCGCAGTACTGCTATCATGGATGCACTGATACCGCAGGGGGATGCGGTGTACACAGTCCGGATCCCGGGAGAGCGCAGGACACAGATCATTATAAATTCTGACGGCGCCACGGTAATCAACCTGAAGACGTTGGAGCGCCATGAATATGCACCACAAAAAATCTGCCTTGAGGTAGATTCCCTGTTTCTTGGAGGCAGCAGTCCTGAGGAACGGTACAAGAAACTCTATGGCGAGGACCTAACTCCGGAAGAACCGGAAATTGCACCGGTGCAACCGGATGAAACTCCGAAAGAAAAGAAACCGGAAAAGCGTAAGGAATCCCGTGTGACCAAAGCAAACACAGAACCGAAGAAAAAGCCGAAGGAGCCGGACAAGAAGCCGGAGCAGATGACCATCCAGGGAGCCGCACCGGATCCGGCACCGGAAGAGCCGGAAACACAGGTAAATGACTCGTCTTCCCGGAAAACTGACGAGGATAATCAGAATACCGACACCATGGGATCGGAAGAACAGGTACCGGGCCAGACCAACATCGAAAAGGACTTTCCGCAATATTGCCCGGATGAGGGAGACCAGTGTGCAGCTTATCGTCAGTCCATCCGTGGCAGCGTGGAGAACCTGGTGCGATATGTCGAGATGGATCTGATCAGCGCCGCCAGACAGCAGCTGTCCGATATCGCTGGTTATCTGGACCGTCTGGAAGAACTCAGCAAAGGGGGCGGACAGGATGCCGAAGATGTCGAAACAGGCACGGGCGAGGGAGTTTAATGCCGCCTCCCGGCAAATCATCAAGGAGCGGGATCTGTACCAGTGCATCTTTTGCCGTATGGGATATCACATGGAGGACGTCACCTGGTACGGACAGCAGCTGTTAAGCATCATGCATTATATCCCGAGATCCCGTGGAGGACTTGGAATCCCTCAGAACGGTGCATTGGGATGCCAAAGCCACCATGAGATGCTTGACAACGGCAATAAGGGCCGGCGGGAGGAGATGCTGCAGCTCTTCAGAGCGTATTTGCAGGACCACTACCCGGACTGGAGCGAGGAGGCGCTGACCTACAGCAAATGGAAATAATGTATATACAAATTTGTATATACAAAAATCGGAGGATATATGAAAGCAAAGACAGAAGTTATCTCACTCCGGCTGACACCGGAGGAAAAACGCAGATTGGAATATAGTGCAGAAAAAATGGGAAAGAGCCAGTCATATATCCTGACTACAGCATTAAATGCATATTACAAATCTGTCCGGAAGAATCTGGACGGTGTAATAGAAGAATAGACCTTTTGGAGTGTACTCACAATCACTGTAAACATAGCCACGGGGCGGCCGCTGAGACCAAGAGGCAGCAGCCGTCCGGAAAGGAGACAACAATGCAGGAGTACAAAGAGTGTACCGGTGATATCCTGCCGGATCCAGTGCCGCGCATCCGCAATATACATATAGGTGACATAATCAAAACAGTACGTAAGGTAATTGAGGAGCCACTGGAAATCCGCGGACGTGGTCGGCATCAGGTCATAAGCGAGACAAGAGAATACGAAGTAACCGCGATTTACCCACATATGATTCAGACCCGCGACTGCAAGACAGGCTTTACGAGGTGTTTTTCCTACGGCGAACTCACAACGATGGGACTGGAATGGCAGGGAGAACAGAAATGAAGACGGTCGAAAAGAAAATTCTGCCCAAGTACTTCCGGGCAGTCCGGGAGGAAAAGAAGAACTTTGAATTGCGAAAAGATGAAGATGATGTACAGCCGGAAGATGTCCTGATCTTAATGGAGTGCGCAGGTGGAGAATATACTGGCCGGACAGAGGTGCGCAGGATCCGGTACGTGCTCCGGGATGTACCAGAGTATGGATTGATGCCAGGATACTGTATCATCGGATGGTAAAGGAGGATGCTATGAAAAATAAAAATGTGTGGTTTGCTTATGCAGCAGCCTGGATATCTACGGCAACAGCGGTGATATTTGCTATCAAATATACCGGATCAGCGTGGTGTTTAGTGGCACTGGCACTACCGGCAATGCAAAAGATTAGTATCAGCAATGCTGAGGAGAATGAAAAATAACTTAGAATTGGAGGATATGAAGATGAAAAATTATGAATTAATAGTATTACTTATGGAATTACCGGCAGGATATGATATTAAATTTGGAAAAACTGTTACTTAAAGAAGATATGAATGGAGAAGATGCTATTTTTTCGAAGAAACAGTATCAGATATTGAAAGTAATGATATCAAACAGGAAATTTACATATTAGCTTAACTTAGGAGAACACATGAAAGTAAAAAATGAAGAAGTAAGATATTATCAGCCAAGATTTAAAAGGTGGATTGACTCTACTAAATGGGATTCAATTGCCGAGAGATTATCAGATGAAAATATATCTATAATAACACAAGTAATGAATGCTGAAAAAGATGGAGATTGCAGTTGGCTTATCTGGAAATGTTGCGATCATGTACTCGATAATATAAGGACAATAGCAAAGAAAATAGATAGGCTAACTTAGGATTTAGTGAAGGAAGGGCATGAGTATAGATAACGGAGAAGTGAAGTATTATCAACCGAGATTTGCAAAATGGATTCAATCAGCGAAATGGGATAGCATTGCTGAGAGGTTATCTGAAACAAGTATGTCTCTTATTACACAGGTTATGAATGCAGAAAAAGATGGAGACTGTAGTTGGATTGTATGGTATGAATGTGATCATGTTCTCGAGAGCATAAGAAAAATTGCAAATCGGTTAAACTGAAAGTTAGTGAAGGAGAGCGGAAATGTGTGATTTTTGCGAGAAGTATGCAAATGTAAGCGGCAAACATGGAACTATTAGGCTGGGAGCAGAAAATTATATGCTCTTTGCAAATAGTGAAAACGAGCCGATGGGAGCAATAAAAATAAAAATCTGCCCGCTGTGCGGCAGAGAATTGACGGCCGATGGGATAGTTAGTGAAGGAGTGATAGAAAAAGAGTAATAAGTATCATACACAATTTTAGAGCCAACTGCAGAGGAGCCTGCAATCGTAACCAATAAAACAGCGGTAGACCATCCAACCAAAGATATCATCTACCGCTCAACTGCTTAAGGACATCATACCATAATGTGATACCTTAGGCAATGCGAAAGAGGTGCGAGTATGACCAAAAATGACCTGATCAATGATATTGCCTATGAATTACGAGATACCATGACACGAGAGCAGATCGACCGCATGAAGATTACGCTTTACGTAAAATTGCAGGACTTTGAGCTGGCAGAGATCAAACAGCTGCCTATGACTATTGAGCATGACAATGAGTGGTTAATGCAGAGGTACTGCGTGGACATGGTGGCAGCAGGACTCCATGCAGGCACGATCAAGAGCTACATCGGAGTCATTAAAACGTTTTTTGATTTTGTTGGAAGAAATTATAAATATGTGACAGCACAGGATATCACAGATTACCTTGCTATCAGGAGTTACCGGGATCATATCAGCCAAAATTATAAGTCCACCATATACCGGTATCTCTGCACGTTCTTCGGCTGGGCATTCCGCAAACAGCACATCAAGAATAATATCATTGATGGCGTTGATCGTGTTAAGCAGGTGAAAAAGAAAAAGGTTCGCCTGACGGATGAGGAAGTGGAAACTATCCGTTATGCATTGCAGACACCCAAGGAAAAGGCTTTGTTTGAATTGATGATCTGTACCGGCATGCGTGTAGGTGAAATCTCTTACCTCAACGTGTCAGATATTGATCTGACAAATAAGCAGGTATCAATTTACGCAGAAAAAACGGACACATATCGCACAGGAATGCTCACTCCGGTAGCTGTGATGGCGCTGAGGAATTATATTGGGGACAGGCCTGGGACGGATCCGTTATTTTTGGCAGACAGAGCACCGTATAACCGGATGCACACCTACGGAATCGAAAAGCTGGCTAAAGAAATGGCTCTGCGTGGAGGAGTAACCAGGATAACAGCCACCGTGCATGTGTACCGTAAGACCTTTGCATCCGTCCTTTATCGTAAGACAGGAGATGTTCTGTTGGTGAGTAAATTACTAGGCCATGCAAAGCCTGATATGACAGTACAGTATTATCTAATTGATGATATAGAGGAAATGCAGCACAAGTATAACAGAGTAGCATAGTAACAGCACCGGAAGTTGCACCGGTGCAACAGAAAGGAGAAAGCATCGATGCAGAGAATTAACAGAGCAAGCTGGAGGATTATCGAAACTATATTATTACGGTATCCCCAGCGAAAGAAAGAGTATGAGGAGTACATATCGGACATTATGGCATCACCGGCGGGAGGCAGCAGTCGTCCGTTGGACCCCGTCAGGGAAATGGACAAGGCACAATCTGTCACAGAAGCAAAGGCCCTGAAGATGACCTCGGTGTATCATGATAGGATCAAAAAAGAGATAGAGGCGGTGGAATTTGCCTATAATTCTCTCAAACAGGAGGAACAGAGAGTAATCCGGATCAGATACTGGAGCAAGGGCCTCAGAGCGCCGATCCCGTACCTTAAGATTGGTGGGGCATCATACAGTGAGCGACAGATGAAACGGATCGTGTTCAAGACAATTGAACAGATTGGTAGGTACATTGGAGAGTTAAAGTAAAAGATGGCATGATTTCGCATGTCAAATGTGATAATATAGTATCGTGATAAATTAGTGACAGGGCAATGCAGATAGCTGCGTTGCCTTTTTTCGTGGAGTTGCACCGGTGCAACTATAGAGAGATGGTGAGCGGATGGCAAAAGGCAAATATAAATATTGGCTGACACCGGAAGGCTTACTAAAGCTGGAAGGATGGACAAGGGATGGACTAACAGAAGAGCAGATTGCTGGTAATATGGGAATCTCCAGGTCTACATTAAATGAATGGAAAAAATTGTATCCGGACATTTCGGACACCCTAAAAAGGGGAAAGGAAGTTGTGGACCTGCAAGTAGAAAATGCGCTCTTGAAAAGGGCACTGGGATATCGGTATACAGAAGACAAATATGTAAGCGTTCCGATGGAGCAGGAAGAATATAGTCAAAAGCTATTTGAATATATGAATCGCTACAAACTGGAGCATCCGGAGGCAACAGATGATGAGCTGATGCTTGTAAGAGAGAAGTTTCCAAAAACAAAAGAAATGCTTGTGGAACGAAAAGTAAAAGAAGTAGAGCCGGATACCACAGCCCAGATATTCTGGTTGAAGAGCTGAATTGGAATCCGAGCTTCCAGTTTGCAAGTTTAAGTTCTGATTTAGCTAA